AAATTCTTGGACTGTTTCTATATCCCATTCGCTTATAACATCTGTAATGCACTTAATACGCTTTAATGTTTCGCTTGTGTTTGTTTGTGCTATTTGTTTTTTTGCTTTTGGTTTTGGTTTTTCTTTTTTTGTAAAAGGCTTTGAAAATGCTAATTTAAGTTCGTCTATTAATTCATCGTGTTTGTCTTTGTATTGGTATTCTATAACATCTATTGTATTGCAATGAAATAATACTAAATCGTGCTTTGTGTTTATTTCGTTTCCTATTGCCTGAAAGGTTGCACCTGTTTCCCTAGCTAATTTACAAAACACTTTTCTAGCATATACATATTTTCTTTTTCTTGACCTTGTGGCTATATCCAAACCAAACTTTTTATCTACCGCTTTTTTTAATTTATCTAATCTCATTTTCTTTATATTTTACTATCTATAACTCCTATTAAGTATCTTAATTCAGAGCGTTCCCATTCTCCTAGTTTAACTCCGTTTATACTGAATTTATAATAGTCTTTTCTTTCTGCTTTTTTTAGTTCTATATTTATATACATATTAATCTATTTTAGTAAACTCTGCTGTTTGTTCTTTATTTATTTCTTCTTTGTTTTGAAAGTAGTTATCTACTAAGGCATCAATCATAACTAGCTCATCAATACTAGCTGTTTTTATTTTGTGTATTAAGCTGTCTATTTTGTTTAGTACATTAGTACACATCTCTGGGTTATTATGATACACTGTATTAAACCCCTCTTGGTATATTCGTTCTAGTATTTTAGAAGTCTTATTAACTTGTAGCTTTACATTTTGTTTAAATGCTTTACTGCCTTTTAAATCGTCATTAGCTTCAAGTAGTAATTGGCTTATCAATACGCATTTTAAATACGCTAAGTGCCTGTCGCTTATTGGTTCGTCATAAACTCCTCTTACTTGCTCTTGGTGTTCTAGTTCTTTTTGTTCCATTTGTTTATAGTATTCTATTTGTTTTTTTCTATCCATTGTTGCTGCTGCTCTCTTAGGTATTCTATTTCACGTCTTAAATAATCTGCTGCTTTTTCTAAGTCTTTTAATTCATCGTCTTTTTTACCGCTTCTACAAATATACTTAATTATATTGCCTCTATTAAAATTTAACTCATAATCTTTTATAAAGTCTATAACGTCATAGCCTTTACCGTTTTCGTAATGTAAATAAGTTGCTCTCATAATTTTATTTTATTTTATAATAATGCTAATATTCTTAAATCTTCTTGTATATCTTTAATCATTTTTAAAGCATCTTCATAGTCTTGGTTTTCCATTGCTTCAATAACTATATCTAAATCATATACAAATCTAATCATTTTAAAATAATTCTGTTTGGTTTATATTTTGTTTTTTAATAATTCCTATTGCAGTTTCTAGTATTGTTTTTCCAGCTTCATAATCTACTAAGTTCCTTGCAATTTTGTTCATACGTTGCTTACCTTTGTATTGCCTAAAATCGTAATCGTGAAATTTAGATAATTCTTTTATTAAGTTTTTAGTCCTACCTAAATCTGGATTAGTTCTAATGCTTAATTCGTTTGGTAAATTGAAGTTAGTCCAATATAAATGGCGGTGTCTTTTATTTGCTTTTATTAAAGGCTCATAATAGGGTATAACATTTTCAACTACATACTTACCTTTGAAGAAATTATCTAAAAATATTATTTCTTGATATAGTTTCATATCTGGATATTTCATTTCTCGTTTTGTTTTCATAGAAATATTAAACCTGCTATGAGTAGGACAAGGGGGGGAACTCCAGATAAAATCAAACTCTTTGTAATGGTCTAATAAATATTGGTGTGCATCTGCAACAATTACCGTATCATTAGGGAAGCGTTCTTGGTATAGTCTAGCCAGTTCTTCATCCCATTCAACTGCCGTAACTTCAATATTTGTAACCTCATCCCACTTGTAACGGTTTCCACCAAGACAAGCATATAAATTTAATATTTTCATTCTGTTCTAAGTTTTAATAAGTGATAACACTCTGCATATTTTTGACGTGCCTTACCTTTGTATTCTTGCTTAAATAGTTCGTACATCTTTTTAGTGTATTGATACTTTGTATCGCAATCAGCTAAATATTTTTCTGCAAACTTTTTACCTTTGCCTTTAAAATAGTTCACGTTGTCGGCTGTATCTCCTATTATCATTTGTTCGTAAAAGTTATATAAGGCTTCGTCCTCGCTTATATCTAAAACTTCTTTGTGTTTGTAGTGATAGTTATACATAAGGCAAGGGAACTGTTTGTAATCCTTGTCAATGCTTACTATCATAACATTATCACGCCCTAGCTCGTTTGAAAGCTCGTACCAATATCTAGCAACCATATCATCAGTTTCAATTCCGTAACCCCAAACGCTGCCGTATTGGTCTTTGACGTATTGGTGCATATCATCCAATAAAGGGGGTAACTCTTGATTTTTTCTATTTGCTTTGTAATCGCTTGTAATTAGCTTTCTGAAGTTTCCCTTGCTACCGCTAAACGTTACTAAATTTTGAATAGGGTACATATCCTCTAGTTTATTAACTATGCTCATAAACTGCTCATCAAACTTAGCTTGTGCATCTTCTATGTTCCTAAAGTATTTATCATCTTCTGGATTTTCTCGTTTCTTATAACAAGAAGCAAAGATTAAACTATCTGCATCAACTAAAAGTATCATTGTATATCTAAATTAAAGCACTCGGTTGAACAATAATAATCTCCGTTTGTTTCAGCACCACAACAGGCACACTCTGTCTTTGCATCTGGTTCGTCTATATAACTATCTAACCAACTCATATATCGTATTTTTTTAAATCGTTTTGTAATTCTTCTATTTGCTTATTCAAACTTATAAGCTGTTTATTTTTTTCTTCTCGTATTAAACCTATGCGTTTTATCAATACTGTATTCTCAACGGTTAATCCGTTTACATACTGACCAATTTCTGTCATTCCTTGCACTATGTTTTTTAAGTCTGTGTTCGCTGGTTTTTCCTTGCTCCATTGCAGAACTAAATTTGCTATGTGATTAAACCATAAATTGTAAGACTGCTTTTGTAGTGGTGTCATTATATCTTATAGCCTAAAATTAAACCTAATGTAAACAATAACAAACCAAAGAGTAAAATTGTTCCCGTTATAATAAAGTTTCTAGCTTGTTTTTCATATTGTTGTTTTTCTAATAAATCTTTTTTAGTATAAACTTCAATACGGTTTTTTCTTGTTTCAATGTGTAATCCTGTTTTTGTTTTTTTCATAATGTTTGTTTTAATTGTGAAATAAAATCATATTCTTAACATACTTATCAAAAGAAAAATTGCTTCCTGTTTCTTTTCTAAATAATAAAAAAGCATCTACCTTTTTACCTAATCTAAATAATTGGTTGTGTGTTTTTGCGTTTTTTAAAGTAATAGTTTTCATAATGTTTTGTTTTTAATTGTTATCGTTGGTACAAATATACAACTTTATTTTTATTATAAACAAATTAATTAACTATTTTTTTTAATTATTTTTTCTTTTATCTGAAAATAACTATCCCAAACGCCTTTTTTTGTTTCTTCGTTTAGATTAATTATTGCAGCATCTTTTTCTTTTAATAGGTAACAAGGCTTTAATATTTTATTTTTAGTCCATAATGTAGTGTCTGGGCAGTACATATCTTTTACTTGCAAACCTTTTAAATTATTAAGCCAGAACATATAATTTCCTTTTGGGTCGTTTACTAAGTACAAAGCAACCTTACCTGTTTCTATTAATTTATCGTGCTTAAATTTTTCAAGGATTTTAGTATCATAATACTTATTTCTAAACTTCATTTCAATCACACACTCTTGACCTTTGGGGGTTGTGCCTGTTGCATCCCAGCTTTCATTCCCTTTACCTGTATGTGTTAAATTCCAACCGTCAAGGTTTAAAAGTGTTACAACTGCTTTTTCCCAATTATGTATTTTCTCAATCATTAAATTTTATTATATATGTTATCAATATCTTTTATCCACATCACTAAAGTTTTAGGCTTACAACTGCAAGGCTCGTAATATCTATGGTTTAAATAACGAGCGTGTAACGTGCATAAAAGCCTGTATTGGTCTTTTGTTAGTTTACTTGTTACATTTGCCTTGAAGTCAATCCACGCCTCTCTATCTTCTATTCTCATAGTTCTATGTTTATGTCGTTCCAATCTTCACGCCTTTGGTCGCAACCGCAATCTTTTCCTAGTGCTTTGCTAATTTTTTTAACTAACCAATGTATGCCAGTGTAATAAGTAATGTAATATATTAAATCTCCTAATCTCATAATAATTCATTTAATGGTAAAATAATTCCTTTACTAGCCATATTATCTCCGCCTTTTTTATCTCGGTTTGTGTTTATATATTTTCTGCATTTATCTTTTAAAACCTCTGTTTTAATAATATATAATTTATCTAAATAAATATAATATATATCTGCCTTAGTAGTTGCTATTCCGCTTGGTTTTCCATTACAAAAATACTCAACATAAAAATTTCCTGTTTTCTTGTATTGTGCATCGCTTTTTACTTCAACCCCTTTTTTAAGTTCTGGAATATATATATCCCAATCCAAACAATACCCCTCTATTATATACGCTTTAGGGTATTTTAGTTGAATATGTGATAACGCTTTGCTCTCATATTCTTTTCCATTTTTTAAATCCTGTTGAAATTTAGAAATCATAGTTTGTTTTTTATATGTTTCTTTGCGTTTGTATATGTATTATAAAGTGAGTAATAACTTATTTTAGTGTTTCTGCTTAACTCCGCAATACTAACCCCTTTAGCTACTATTTCAAATATCTTTTTGTCATACCAATACATATCATTTAATATGGTGTCTATGTAATCACGTTGCTTCGACCATTCATACTCATCAATACCGCTTTCTTGTATCTCTTTGAGTTCGTTTATATCTTCTAAATAAACTTTCTTTTGTCTTAAACTTGACTTATATAAATTTGTGTAAATACCCCTTAAAACTTTATAGCAATAATAGTGGTTTATTTCGTCTTTATAGTAAAGGTCTAAACCTTTTTTTACATCAGCATCTAATTGAATATACATTTCCATTACAATATCCTCACTTATTGAAGGGTTGCACCCAAAACTTTTGACTATGTTATTCCAATCATTATGCTTTTTGTATGCAAGTTCTAAAATTGATTTCATTTATTTATTTGGTGTTAATGTTCTTGGGACAAAGTATTCTAAAGGGTCGTATATTTCGCCAACTACAAAAGGAAGTCCAAACTCGTTAATACTAAAACTAAACGTGTCAAAAGCGTAACCCCTAGAACGTTTGCAGCTTACCGTAATCCATTCTTTATTTACTGTATTAACTTCAAGTTGTATTTGTGTTTCTGTCTTTTTTTCAAGAAACGAGCCTAAATGACCTGTTGGTTTGTCGCTTCCGTAATTACTATGAATTACTGTTACTATATGACAATCATATTTTGCTGATAGTTGCATTATTTTTTGAACGCATAAATTACTTTCTTCTAAATTATTAACATCTGAAACTAAATCAGCAATTCCATCTATAATGACTAAACCGTTTTTCCCTTTGTTTTGTTCTAAACAATATTCTATAAATTGTAAACGTTGTTTATACCCTATTGTTCTAAGTGCGAATGTATGATAACAGCCTACTTCTTTTGTATTACTCATATCTTGAACACGCTTAAAAACTCTTTGAGAATGCCAATGACCTTGCTCTGTATCAAAGTGCATTAAACACCGTCCATTACGATGTCCTTTAATTTTACCGCCAAAATTATTGCCACCACTTAAATAAACCGAAGCTAATAAAGATACAAAAAACGTTTTTTTGCTCTTTGGTGGTGCTTGTACGAAGCTAAAATTACCATAAGTTCCAATCGGAATAGGCATTGTTATTTCTCCACCCCTAGCCTGTATTTTTTTTTCTCCTAAACTTAAAGCAGTTGGCGGATATTCCATAACTGTTTCCGTGTCAATAGTACATTCTTCTGCTATCAACTCCATTAACATATTATGTGTAGTTTCTTCTTCTGTCATTTTTTTGTATTGTTTTGTAAAGGTAATAAAAAAAGGCGGTTATTACACCGCCCTATTTAATTAAAATGGTAAATCGCTTATTTCAGCTTCTTGTACTACTTCTTTAACTTCTTCTCGTTCAGCTTTGACAATATTGCCATCAGTCCAAACCACTTGACCGTTGCCAATGTAAGTTCTTGGTTTCTTAGCTTCACGCTCCTCTTGTGTTTGACTAATCATAATAGATGCGTTGTTTCCGAACCTTGTTTCGTCATTTACACTCATTGTTAAATTTACATAAACCGCACCGTCTTTTCCTGCGATAAATTTCTCCTTTGGTAATTTGTCTACTCTAATTGAATAGTTGATAATTGCTCCCATAATTTTACTTTTTTTTAATTGTTGTTATTTATTATTATTTATTATTATTTTTAAAACTTTCGCTTTCATCTTCTCCGAAAACTCCTTGTTCGTAAAAGCCTGTTAATTTAAGCACTGCTCTACTCATTGCTCGTTTCTCTGCCATTTCTGGAACGTACCAACTATTCGTTGAACCGTCTTTATAGTTTTCGCCTTTCAATGCACTACCAAAAGTTTCTATCATTGCAGAACCTTTGTGTGCTATTGCTTTAAATACTGCGAAATTTGGTTCGCATTTTACCACTTCATAATGTATTTGTATTTTAGCTACCGCCTGTATTTTATCAATTCCACTTCTGGTGATGATTAAATAGTGTTGATGCACGAATACATCTTCTTTTTCAAGTTTGTAGAGCTTATATAACTCTGTTAATTTTTCTTTGTTCATTTTAATTGTTTTTGATTTCTATTTGTGCCTCTAAAAATTCTACTCTTTTTTCTAATGCTTCTACCCTAGCATTTAAATAATCTATTGTGTCTGGTGTTGCTGTACGCTTTACATCTTCTGAATAAGTCATATTTATATTTCTTTAAATAATTCATAAGGACTATTTACATTTAATAAAAATTTCAAGTCCATAACTAAGCCGTATTTTAACTCTCTAACATATTGTTGAGTTTCTAATTCATCAACAACATACCCAACCAATGACGGATGCTTAATGTTTTCTAGTTCTAAAATTTCTTTGTACTCTGGTTTTAATCTTTCAAATAAATTCATAATGTTTTGTTTTAAATGTTCTATGCAAATATAAAACAAATAATTCAATAAAAAAAATAATAAACAAAAAAAAATACTTTTAAACAAAAAAAACCACCCTTTTAAGAGAATGGTTTAATTTGGTTGGTTAAAACCTTAGATAAAACAAAAACAATACTTTACAAATATACTTTAATTATCTAGTAATTTAATTAACAATTCATATTTTTCTATTAACATTTCTAAATCTGTATTATCTAGTTTAACCGTTTTATTTGCTTCTATATGTAACTCCTCTGCTAAACCACTATAATAAGTGTTGTCTAAATTTAAAGCAAATTTATATTGTTCTCCATATCTAAAAACATTGCAACCAGAACACTGAACTTGACAATTTTGTTTGTGCCACCTTGTAGAGTAATGTTTTCGACTTTGAAAGTGTCCGTTTTGTAGTTTCTTCCAATGGTCTTGTTTGCCACAAGTGAAACATTCAGCTACATCATTAACGGCGTTTCTACGTCTTATATATATACTAAATATTTTATCTAGTTTTTCTATTAATTTTTTACGTTGTGTTTTTTTTGCCATTTGAGTAGTTCCCCTAAGTCTTATATTTTATTTAACTTTTTATATCTATTTATTTTGTATTTGTTTTTTATGCCTTTAAGGGCAACAAAACATTTAACTAAATGTCTAGTTTTAATAAAAAATTCAAAGTTATATATTTTATTTTAAAAAAACAAGAAAAAAATTATTTATTTTTCCAATGCTTAGTTATTTTCTCTGCGGAACGCATACCAAAATAACCACCGTAAACCAAAAGTAATAAAGAAGAAAGTAAATCTATCCAATTACGGTCTATTTTAAAGCCCTCTAATGAGCTATCTAATATAATATATATAAATAGTGTAGCTGTTAAAAATGCAAGGGTTAAAGGTCTTATATTTTGCGTTAAATAACTATCTGTATTATTATCTGAAACCCACCTTTTTGTGGTTTCTTGCATTTCTATTTTATCAAAATTTAATTCTTCTAATAAAAGTTGTTTATCTGCTTCGCTTAGTTTTTCGTCTGTGCTAATTTTAGATGCTAATATCTCTAAGGCTTCTATTCCTGTAACGTTAGAAGCTATTTTTAAAAGTTCTGGTGCTACTTCTTTGCCTTGTTTTAATAACCAACGTAAAGCATCCCCTACTCTTGTTGTTCCGTTTTTGTCTTTGTAACTAGGCATTGTTCCAACGTGCTTTAGTTTTTCTAATATCATAATGGGTAAATGTTTTATACATTCCCAAACCGCCCTGTAAAATTTCGCCAGACATTATCAAATCTTCTAAATAATCGTAAGTATCTAAAACAGGGTCAAGTCCTTGAATAACGATATCCGCTGCCTTGCCTAACAAGTGTTGAGAGTTGGGAGAACCGCCGACCGCTTTATTATGTGCTTCACACCTATAAGCACTATTTATAATTATAGGCATTGCCACATTATCTCTAATATATTGCAATTGATTTGCTAGTTTAGTTATATTCACTAAAACATCATCAGGCATTTTACAACCACACTTACATTCAAACTCTTTTATACTAAAATTTTTAGTCATTTTTTTTCTTGTGCGTTTCGTATATTTTTTGAGCTGTATATCCTATGGATAAAATCAACAATATAATTTTTAAACCGTTTTCTATCTGCGTAAAACTAACCCCAAAGGTAACTGCATTTAATATCGCTATTCTCAAATCTTGAACACTCATAGCATAAGTTTTTTTAAAAAGTTATTCCATTTAGCTGCTAACCAAAATGTAAAATGTTCTAACTTATCCGCTATGTATCTAAGTCCTCTAATCATAATTTAAATTTTTGATAGTCCACTCCATAAAAACTGTGTATGCCATTACCATCTGAAATAGCTACTGCACTTGACTTCCAACCATAAGGGTGGTCTGCTTTTATTACATTGCCATCTTCGTCAATAGTATCTTGTAACTTCCAAGCTACATCTAAATGGTACTTGTCGCTTAATACTGGCGGTTTTATTTCGTTACCCTCTTGGTCGTATTCGCCTTGCTCTAAAACAATATGTCCGAGTTTAACAATAGCGTGTCCGTGTGTTGGGTACTCGTTTCCATCTTCGTCTGTTTCTACTCCTAAAGCTTTTATTTTAGCTTCTGCAGTCTTTTGGTCTTTAAACTGATATTTTCCTATATACATTTTTATTTATTTTATATTGTTGTTAAACAAGTTAATTCTTCATCTGTAAGAGCTTCTTTAAAAACTGCTAAGCATTTAGTTTTACCAAAGAAGTTATAAATCCCACCACCTGTTGCATAATAAAAATCTAGTGTATTAAGTATGTTTTGCGCTGGAACGTTACCATTTATATCTGTTGCTACTTTAACACCGTTTGCCCAAAAAGAAAAATCATCTTGTTTCCATTTTAAAGCTACTTTATTAAAGTCAGTTATATCACCTAAAACGTGCCAATAAGAAGCTTGATTGCCACCACTATCCACCACAAAACGAAGTTGGTTAGCAGCTGCACCAGTTTGAAAACCTATTCTATTTGAGCCACTTCCGTCAGATAAACCAAGAACTTGTGTTCCAGCAGCCGCTTCTAATGTAGCTATCTCTGCATACAAAACCCCCTCTGTTGAGTTTATTAAATCTGAGCTACCAGCTCCAAATGCTGCGTCTTGTAAACGTGTTTTTATTGACCCTTCGGTTGGGATGTATGAAGTAGCAAAAGATTTATCTTCAACTTGAGCACCCCAAATTAAAGAAGTTCCATTACAATCAGTATCCATTGTATTAGTTTCATCAACACTACCAATTATAATAAAAGAGGAGGATGTTAGTATTCCGTCTTGTACGTTTATTCTTGTCCAATCTTCTGTTAATTCATATTTCAAAGAAGAGCCAGTGTTCCAAGATGACGTATTATTGCTTGTCAATCTTATGTGTGTAGCTGGGTTTGTTCCACCTCTTTTTACAAAAATACTTTGATTTGATGATGATGTTTTGCCAGTTATTGCCAAGCGAATATAACCACTAGTAACATTAAGCATAGTAGCGTCATTCAAATTGCTTGGAGAAGTTGAGTAGTTAGGTGTTTGATTGGCACTCCCTACGAACCCCCATTGACTAAAATCTTCTGAATACGTTACTTTATTCGTACTCTGCGGCTCAAATAACCAGTGTCCTACGCCTCCAGTGTAATCTATTCTAGGTAGGTTGGTGTCGTCTGTAATTTCTATTACTGAAATGTTGTCTATATTAAATACTGACGCACCTAAACCAACAAATCTAAATCGTGAAAAACTTGCAGTTGTAGTTATATCAACAGTTTTAGTTCCACTTGTAGTAAATGATTGTATTGTTGAAGTAGAAGGAGAGCTAAAAGATGTTTGAATTGTACCGCTTGTAATATCTAAATCAAATGATATTCTATATTTACCTGCAGTAGTAGATAAAGATTGATATAATTCTGTACCTGTTGGATTGTCAAAATAAGCCTTACCATCTTCAATACTCCACCCCGTGCCAAAAGTCCAATCTTGCCCGACCTCTTTAACGCTTACGTTGTCTATTGAGCCGATGAAATTTTGAGAATACAACCTAAATTCTGTTTGCGATAGTGATGTAAAATAAGCTGTATGTGTTCCTACTGAATTATATTGTGCTGCTT